GTGCCGACGCGATCGCCGGGCTGGCCGGCATCAAGGCCAAGGCCGCCACGCCGGGCCGCCTGACCAAAAACGCCAAGGGGGCCGCGACCGTCATCGTGGCCCTGTCGGACTGGCACGTCGAAGAGCGGGTCGACCCGGCCACGGTCAACGGCTTGAACGACTACGACCTGGACGTGGCCGACAAGCGGATCGCCGAGCTGTCGGAGCGGTTCGCCGTCTTGCTCGAGCATCAGCGGCAGTTGGTGAAGGTGCCGCGGGTCGTGGTCTGGTGCGGAGGCGATTTCCTGTCCGGCCACATTCACCCGGACACCGCCGAGCTGGCCCAGTTGTCGCCCCTGGCGGCGATCCGGTGGGCCGGCGAGCGGATCCGCGGGTTCATTGACATGGTTGCCGGCATGACCGACGAGGTGATCGTGGCGACCAACTCTGGCAACCACGGCCGCTCCACCGAAAAGCTGCGGATCGGCACGGAGATGGATCACTCGTTCGAACAACACCTGTACCTCACGCTGGCCGGCCAGGAGAAACGCAAAAACGTCCGCTGGCAAGTCGGGGAAGGGTATTTGAACGTGGTCGACCTGGACGGGTTCCGGGTGCGGTTTCACCATGGCCACGCGGTGAGCTACGGCGGGGGCGTGGGCGGGATCACGATCCCGACGAACAAGGCGATCGCAGCCTGGGACAAGATCGACCGGGCCGACCTGACGGTCTTCGGCCATTGGCACCAGTTCTCCTGGCTGCGGGCCGGCCGCTACGTCTCCAACGGCAGCCTGATCGGCCATTCGGCCTACGCCACCCGGATCAAGGCGAGCTACGAGCCGCCCTGCCAGGCGTTTGTCGTGGTCGACCACAAACGCCGCGAGGTCACCGACGCCAAGCCGATCTTTTGCGACCGCGACCTGGAGAAGCGGGCCGCCGGATGATCCTGAACGCCGACCACCTGGCGGACATCCGCCGCCGCAAGAATCGTTTTATGGGCCAATGGACCGGCACCGCGGGGTGGTTGGCCGCCGACTGTCACCACCTGATGGAGGACCGCCAAGAGATGGCCGCGACGATCGACACGCTGGAACAGGAAAACGCCGCCCTCCGCCGAGCGGTGGAGGAGCGGCTGGGCGGGTCATGCTGCGACGGCGGGCAGTGCCACCCGCAGGCCGTGGCCGACGAACCGGCGTCGATCCCGGTCGACTGGATCCTCCGGGGCGAGGCCGCGCTGAAGGCCGATCGCGAGATCCCGCGGTTTCGGGGCGACAGCATCATGGCGGCCGCCCCCGACGCGGAGGCCCCGCCGGCGGAGCAGCTGCTGCTCCAGACGCTCGAGGTGATCCGCGACCGCCGGCCGAAGTACGGCGGGCCGAAAAAGCATTTCGCCCGGACGGTCGGCATGATTAACGCCGCGTTCGCCGAGGTGCTGAAACGTCCGCTGACCGAGGCCGACTGGGCCATCATCATGACGCTCGACAAGGTGGCCCGGTACATGGGGCCAAGCAAGACGGCAGACGGGCCGATTGACCTGGCAGGGTACGCCGCCTGCCTGGCCGAAGTCGAGGCACCATAGCCCCTCCGATTGCGAAGCCTGCCGCCGTACCGTGACGGGGCGGAGGCTGACGTGATCGCGGACGCACATTTCAGATCGAGCGGCGGACGGCGGGAGGCCATTGCGGCCCCGTCGGATTCGACGTCGCTGGCTAAGACGTTTACCCCGTCCCAAGAGTTTTGGGGCAAGAAGACGTCGCGCGAGCCGGACCCGCAGTCGCGGGCCGCCTTGGAGCTGGCCGCCTTCCGGCTGGGCGTCAAGCCGGCCACCCTCGCCAAGGCGATCGCGATGGGGGTGTTTGATGGCTGACAGCCTTACCGACGTTCTGTCGGGCACCATTCGCACGGTGATGACCTGGGAGCGGACCGACGGCCAGGAAATCGGGTCTTACGTCAACGCCAAGACGATCTTCACCGATTACCCGATCACCGATGGGAGCGGCGTCGGTCAGGCGGATCTGGTCTTCGCCGACAGCCGGACCGTAGCGGCCGGCGTGATGGAGGAGTTCGATCTGACCAGCCTGACCCAGACAACGCTGGGCACGTCGGTGCCGTTCGCGTTCGCGCAGGTCCGTTGCATCAAGATCCGCAACACGGCCACGGTCACCGGCCGCCGCCTGCTGATCGGAGTGGCCCCCGGCGCGCCGACGTCGGTCTACGCCGCCGAGGTCGGCCCGGGCAGTGAATGGTTCGCCATCAACTACCGGGACGCCTGGGATGTGACGGCCGACAACAAGATCTTCAGGCTGTCGAACCCGAGCGGTGCGGCGGTCACCTACGAACTTTACATCTTCGGCACCGCGGTGGCCCCCAGCTAATGCCCACGTTTTCCCTTGCAGGCCAGTTGCGGTTTCAGCCGACGTGGACGGACACGCTGTCGACGACGGACGTCGTCGATTCGGTCGAGATCATTCGGGCGCTGACGTTCGCCAACGGCACCGGGTCCGGCCAGGCAAACGCCTACTGGCGCGACGTGCGGACGGTGGCGGCCACGACCAATGATTTCGTTTTGCTGACGGCGCTACCGGTCAACGTGTTCGGCGGCACCAGCACGCTCAACATGGCATCGGTAAAGGGCGTCTACGTTCGCAACATGTCGGCGACCGTGACATTGAAGTACGGCATCGACGACGGAGACGCGCGGCCGGAAATCCCGCCTAGCGGATTCATGATGTGGTTTTCGCCGACGGCCGCGGCGGCCAACCCGTGGCTGAACACCTCGGCCGCCGTTCGTATCGACAACGAATCGGCCACGTCCGCCCAATACGAAATCGTCATCATCGGAGTTAAAGCCACATGATCTCCTCCGCCCCGCTGTCCGCCGGCTCCCAGTTCACCGACGTCCTTAACGCCGCCAGGGCCTACATCACGACCGCGAAGGTCGTGGCCGCCGATGGCCTGACGTGGGCCGAGTTCGGCGAGCTGCTGGTCGGTCTGCTCCGGCTGTCGGTCCAACTGGCCGACCTTCTCAACGTGCCCGGCGACCAGAAGAAGGCGGTCGTGATGGAAGCCGCCGCGGCGCTGTTCGACGCCCTGGCCGACAAGGCGGTCCCGCCGGTCCTGTGGCCGCTGTGGCTTGTTACCCGCTCGAGCGTGCGGGCGTTGGTCCTGGCCCTGGCGGCCGGGGCCGTGGAACAGATCCTGCCAATGGTGAGGGCTTCGTAATGCTGACCGCGATTCTGATCATCGCCGCCGCCTTGGTCCTGGGCGGGCGAGACCTATGGGCGAAGGTGGCCCCCATGGTGGCCGCCATCCCCCGCCCGGAGTTGTCCTGGCGGCAACTGGCCGCGGCGGCCCTGCTGATCGGGGCCGTGGCCTCGTTCCATCTCGGATCGCCCGTGACGCCGGCCCCCGGCCCGGCCCCGGTGCCCGTCGGGCCGATCGACCTCCGCGGCCTGTTCACCGGCCCGACGGGGGCGGAGGACGCTGCGGTCGTGTCGGCCCTGACCGGCGAGTTGGCCGAAGAGATCGAATGGGACGGCAACCAAGACGCCCCCCGGTGGAAGACCGGCGTGGCGGTGGACGAGCTGCGGCAGGCGGCCCGGGAACTGCGATGCCGGGGCGTGTCGATCGGTGCCCGCCAGCCGGCGGCCCGGGACGCGATCGCCAGGCACCTCGAGGCGGCTGTCGGCACGTCCGGCGGGCCGATCGACGCCGCGGCCCGGGCGGCGTGGGTGAAGGCCCTGCGTGAAATCTCGGAGGCGGCCGCCCGTGTCACGAACTGAATCCAACGCCCTCCGCCTGTTCGCGACGATCTTCCTGCTGATCCTCGGCGTGGGGGCCTACGTCTACTCGCGCGGCGGGCCGCAGCCCGTGGCCGACGCCGGCTTCGGATGGACGCCCAACCCCGAAGGGGTCCGCGAGTTCCTGGCCGAGCTGGGGGAGCAGCGGTATTTCTCGCAGGCCGCCCCCGAGGCCATGGCAAGGGCCAAGCACGTCGACACGTTTTTGTATCGGGCCATGGCCAAGGCTCACCAGGCCCGGTACGGCAAGCCCTGGGTGTGCGAGCGGCAGGGGATCGGGGATTGCGTGGCCTGGGGCGCGATGCACGCGGTCTGGTGTTCGGAAAGCATCTCCTGGGATCTCGGCCAGACCGCCGAGCCGCCCATGGTGCCCTCGACCGAGGCGATCTACGGCGGCTCGCGGGTCGAGGCCCGCAACAAGCCGGAAGGGTCCGGCGGGTGGTCGGACGGATCCTATGGCGGGGCCGCGGCCCGCTGGCTGCGGGACTGGGGCGTGGTCTACCGGCAGCCCTTCCCAGATCTGGGATACGACCTCACGACCTATTCGGCCGAGCGGGCCAAGCAATGGGGCAACTGGGGCGCGGGCGGCCAGGGCGACAAGGGCCGGCTGGACGCGCTCGCCAAGAAACACCCCGCTAGGCACGTCGTCGCCGTCCGCACCTGGGACGAGCTGGTGGCAGCGATCACCGCGGGCTTCCCGGTCACGATCGCGTCGAATGTTGGATTTGCCAGCCGCACCGACGAGGTTGGCGCGCTGCAGGCCCAGGGCCAGTGGATGCACCAGATGTGTATTGTCGCGGTGCGCTTCGCTGACAAGTCGCCGCCGGGCGTCAAGCCGATGGACGCCGCGCTGATCCTTAACAGCTGGGGGACAAAGTGGATCAGCTACGCCGGCAAGTATCCGGCCGACCAGCCCGACGGCAGCTTCTGGGCTACCCGCGAGGTCGTGGAGCGGATTTTGCGACAGAACGATTCCTACGCCATTGGCGACGTCAAA